CAGCCGCTAGGTCCCAGCACCAGAAAATCAGTTCCCTTTTCGTTCCAACCTGACTAGGCTCCGCTCCAAAAAGGCAGGGCCATGACGGCGACGGAAAACGAGGACGCAACCTGGGCCCAGCCGCTGCGGCGGATGCTGGACTTCGCCGGCGGGTTCTTCGTGGGACTCGTCGTCCTGCCCTTGGGCGGGGCGCTGGCGCTGACCCTGCTCATCCTGGTTTGGCCAAAGCCGACCGGCTCGACGGCGCATTTTTCGTTGAGCAGCTCGGGATCGGATATCTCCAGGGCCGGCGGGCGGGTGTTGGAAGTGCGCCGCGTCGGCGAGGCTTTACGGCAGGTCTGCCGAGACGCTTGTGACGATATCCGGCTTGAGACCCACGACCGCACGGTTGAAAGCGTGCGTGTGCTGGACGCTCGCGGTGGGTGCGTGGCCTGCCGGGACGTGACGGGCCCCTACCAGCCGGAGGCGCGAGCCCGACGCTGGAAAATCTCGGGCGCGCCGCAGCTGGCGATTGTGAGCAACGGCCATGAGTGAGTCAGCGCCCCCGGCCAGCCGCCGCCGAGCCAGACTGACGTCATTCCGCATTGGCGTGCTCGCCGGTGTCGCAACCCTGGCGGCCGTCGCTTTCGGGCTGCATCAGTGGCTCGCGCCGAGCAGAGCCGCCGGGTTCAATGTGGAGGTGGTTTCCGCGGGCGCGGATGTGACCCGCGGTGGCGGCGCCGTCCTGAGCGTGGCTGCAAAGCAAGGATCGCTGACCCAGACCTGCAACGGCGCCTGCGACGATCTTCGCTATCAGGCGAATGACGATGAGGCCGACTATGAGGTCCGCGTTCTCGACAGCCGCGGCGCCTGCCTTGTCTGCGACCAACCTCGCGGCGTCATGGGCGGCTATGGGGCCTGGTCGCACCGCTGGGTCATCGGTGGCGTACGCCCCTTGAAGATCATTGTGACTGATCGCATCGGCCGCTTCCCCTGGAAGGCCGCCGGTGAGGTCCACGCCAAATAGGTCGCTGTCGCTCGGCCTGCCGACGGGGATTCCCCGCCACCAGCTTCGAGGACCACGGCGACCAACGGACATCCACCTAGAGCGCGTCAGGGTGAAGTGGAATCCGGTTCACCCGTGCGACGCGCTCTAAACGCTTGAAGATAGACCCTTCTTTCCCGTTCAGATGATTCCATCTGAACGGGTCAGGGGCTAGCCGCCGCCGGCTGACCGCCGGCCGCCGCCGAGCACGCGCGGACTCCGCGCCTCGGAGGCTTTCGCGCGGCCTCAACCCAACCTCAACCTGAAAGGATCCCGGAATGGCCAACGCCTTCCTGACGCCCACCGCAGTGACGCGCGAGGCGCTGCGCGTGCTGCACCAGAAGCTCAACTTCGTGGGCACGATCACGCGCGACTACGACGACAGCTTCGCCCGCCAGGGCGCCAAGATCGGCGACACCCTGAAGATCAGGCTGCCGAACCAGTACACGGTCCGCACCGGCCCGACGCTCGGGACCTCGCCCACCGTCGACACCACCGAATCCAGCGTCGACCTGAAGGTGCAGACCCAGAAGGGCGTGGACCTGAACTTCACGTCCATCGACCTGACGCTGGCGCTGGACGACTTCTCCGAGCGGATCATCGAGCCCGCCATGAGCGTCCTGGCCGCCAACATCGAGGCCGACGCCATGACCATGTACAAGGACGTCTGGAACCAGGTGGACAACCAGACCCAGCCGGCCAGCTTCACCAAGGTGCTGCAGGGCCGGAAGATCCTGGTGGACAACCTGGCGCCGCTGAACGCGCGGACCTGCAACCTGAACACCCAGGACAACGTCGACATGGTCGACGCGCTGAAGGGCCTGTTCAACGACCAGACCACGATCAGCAAGCAGAACCGGGAAGGCTTCATGGGCCGGACCGCCGGGTTCGACTTCATGGAGAACACGCTGTGGCCGTCGCACCCGCGCGGCGCGGCGAACGCCTCCTACACTACCAGCACCCTGGTGGGCGTCCTGCCGCTGGTCTCGACGCCGGTGACGGCGATCACGGTGGCGACCGGCGCCGGCGCGGCGGTCAAGGGCGACGTGTTCACGATCCAGAACGTGTTCCGCGTGCACCCGGAGACCAAGCAGTCGACCGGCATCCTGCAGCAGTTCGTGGTGGCGGCGGACTACGCCGGCGGCCCCGGCTCGTTGAGCATCTCGCCGGCGATCATCCTGGCCGGACCGGCCCAGAACGTGGTGATCCCGACCACCTCGGCCACCGCCGCGCTGACCTTCTCGGGCACGGTGTCGACGAACTACGGAATCTCCATGGCCTACCAGAAGGGGGCCTTCGCCTTCGCCTCGGCCGACATGGTGATGCCGCGTGGCGTCGATTTCGCCGCCCGGGAGGTGTTCGACGGGATCTCGATGCGGATCGTGCGCCAGTACGATATCAACAACGACAAGTTCCCGTGCCGGCTGGACGTGCTCTACGGCTACAAGACGCTGCGTCCGCAGCTGGCCTGCCGACTGGCCAACCACTGATGCGCTGAACGTCGGAGCCGCTCCGGAAGCGGGGCGGCTCCATCGCGCGCGTCACCCCGCAAGACAATCCCCGAAACACCCCATCGACATCGGAGGGCCGCCCATGGGCGCCATGATCAACGAAGACCGCTTCGGCGCATGCGCCATCATCCTGGACGTCGCCTCGGTCGCCGCCAGCACTTCGGCCGAGCAGACCTTCACGGTGAAGGGCCTGCGCGTCGGCGACTGGGTGTCGGTCAACAAGCCGTCGCTGCACCCGGGGCTGGTGGTGAGCACCGCGCGCGTCTCGGCGGCGGACACCCTGGCCATCACGTTCGGCAACACGACGGCCGCGGCGATCGATCCGGGCCCGGAAAGCTACCTGCTGTTCTACTTCCGACCCGAGAAGACCTTCGCCGCCGCCGTCTTCTAGCCGCCGACCCCTGGGCGGCCCGCCGCGGCCGCCCGCCTTTTCCACACTTTCCAAGACCGAGGCCATCCATGGCGATCACGACCTATGGCGAGCTGCAGGCCGCCGCGGCCACCTGGCTGGTGCGCGGCGACCTGACCGTCCGCATTCCCGAATTCATCGCCCTGGCCGAGGCCCGGCTGAACCGGGTGCTGCGGGCGCGCCTGGCCGAGACCGAGGCCGCGCTGGCGTCGACCGCCGGGAGCCGCACGATTCCGCTGCCGGCCGGGTTCGCCGAGCCGCTGGCGATGTGGATCGTGCAGGGCGGCACGCGCCTGCCGCTGCGGTTCTTCGAACCCAGCCTGCTGGCGGCGACGAGCCTGCAGGGCCAGCCGTGCAGCTGGTCGGTGGACGGGGCCAACCTGGCGTTCGACCGGCCGTGCGACCAGGCTTACAGCCTGGCGCTGCGGATGCTGGCGAAGTTCGCGCTTTCGGACGCGGCGCCGACCAACGCCCTGCTCACCGACTATCCCGACGCCTACCTGTTCGCGACTCTGGCCGAGGCGGGGCCGTTCCTGCGCGATGCGGAGCTGGCCGAGGCCTACGAGGGCCGGCTCGAGCGCGCCATCGGCGAGATCAACTCCAAGGACGCCCGCGCGCGCGCCGCCCGGACGCTGGCCACCGAGATCCCCCGCCGCCCCGGCGCCGGCTTCGACATCACCAGAGGATACTGAGCATGCTGACACCGATCGGTCCGGGGATCCCGGACGCCTTCCATGCGGTCCTGAAGTCGATCCACGACGCGATCCGCGACCTGCAGACGCCGGCCGAGCCGAAGCCGGTGTTCGCCATCGTCCAGGCCAAGCTGCCGCCCGCCGCGACGTACTCGAACTGTGTCGCGCTCATCACGGATCTGAACGTCCTGGCCCACTCGGACGGGACGCACTGGATCCGTGAGGACACCGGCGCGGTGATCGTCTGATGCCGTCCTCCTGGACCTCCTCGCTGCGCTTCGAGCTGCAGTTCACCGGCGAGAACATCAACCTGTGGGGCGACAAGCTGGATGCCACCCTGGCGCGGGTGGACGACGCGATCGCGGGCTATGTCGCCCTGCCGATCAGCGGCGACTACACGCTGGCCTCGGCCAACAACAACGCCGCCGCCGACGAGGCCCGGCGGGCGCACCTGAAACTGACCGGCGCGCCGGCGCTCAACTTCAGCGTGACCGTGCCGCCGGTCAGCAAGTCCTACTGGATCTGGAACGCCACCCCGAAGG